CGTAATGACCAGGCATTAGATCAAAGCGAATCAACTCAGCCTAACGACGTGGCTTTTGCTTGCGAGCCTTTCTAGCTTGCGAAAATGCAATAGCTGCAGCCTGTTGTCGCGAATAACCTTCTTTGATCAGCTGACGGATGTTCTGCGAAATCGTCTGCTGAGACTTACCTTTCTTTAACGGCACCGTATCGCTTGCGGAGCTGATCTAAGGTTAGCTCTGAGCCGTCATCACGAACCATCTTTGCAATGGCATCCTTTGGGCCATACTTATTCGACAGCCTTGTAAAATAAGCAACTTTTTCAGCGCCAAGCACTTCAGCCTGAGTTGCTTTTGACTGTTTACTCAGCCACTGTCCATAGCTTTCATTTGCAGGCACAGGACCATCCATGCTTGCTCGTTTGCCAGGTGGTGGTGGCTCAATGCCTAAACCTTCGTAATCAACAACAGCAACAGTCGTAGACCTGCAGTTGAAGTGCTGCGGTGGCATTGGGCCTTTGCCGTATTCAAACTCTCGACCATCAAGCGCACGACAAATCGCAGAAGTTCGTGTGTCAAGCGTGGCAACGTAACGATATTTCTTCGTCACGTCTTGATTCGCTTCGTAAACCTGCTGTGATGCAGCGTTGCTTACCTGATTAATACTTGTGCGAACAAGTGCCATTACTTGATTATTCGCCACCGTTGTGACCTGTCCGCCTGCAACTGCAATCTGCCTGATGCTGCCAGGCTGCCCAAAACGAAGCCTTCCTTTTATCCTACGAGCAATGCTGTCTGTTGTCTCGCCAGTCAGCAATCCGTTTCTTACAACTTGCGCAAAAAGATCAGCCTGATTTTCAGCGATACCGCGAAACGCTTTAACAATAACTTGACCGTTTGGCAACGTTATAGTCGTGCCTTGCGCTGCCGTCAAACTAAATGTTTGAGGTGCGCCTTGCACTGCAGCAACAAGATCATCAGACAATGCAACGACATTGATTTGAGTAGGATCTGTCGTAACAACAGCTTGCGCAAACTGCGGTGAAATCTCCACCGTATTAACAAGGCTGCGACTTCCAGCCGGTAAAACTTTTCTAAGTTGTTCTTCTACAAATTCAGACTGCAGTTCAGCTAAACCTTGCAACTCAGGCACCATAATCTCCGTTGAATCACCAGCCCAGGTGTCCAACGATTCTTTTAGTTGCGCAAGAATTGATCTTAACCTCGCTGCCTTGAATGAATCGTCAAGATCCTCAATTGCACGAAGCTGAGCAACGCTATCCAAAATAATATCGTTGTAAGCATTGATGATCCGCCTTGCAACACTGTTGCTATAGCGATTAAGATCAATCGCGTTTCGATATAGGCTTGCCGGTGTTGTCATTCATCAAAGAAGCCTAAAAGCTCCGGCTCAATATCTGTCAAAATAGAAACGTCAGCACCACCTTTTAACGCTTGGGCGACAATCATAGAAAACTCAGGAATCATATCCTCTTCATCCTGGTCTTCGTAAATCAGCTTAACTTCATCAATTGACTCAATACCATATTCGCTAAACCAAGATAACCTTACGATGGCAAACGTATCTTCTGGCAATTCACGCTTGCTAACGTACAACATGCGCTGACGCTCAAATTCCTGTTCCATCCTGAGCAGTCTCCGCAACCATTTCATCATGCCGGGATTTCATCCTCTTGTTCGGGTTCAGCCGAAGCCTCAGGCATAGACGGAGATGCTTCAGGCTCAGGGCGTTGCATCTCGATCAGACCGCCGTTTTGAGTTGCCTCAAGTTCAGCCTCAACTTCAAAATCATCGCCCAACACTTCGCCTTCGGCAAGCTGATTTAACAATGTCTCCTGAGTGATGGTGCCTGCGGTGTAAAGCTGCAACAATGATTGGATCTCCTGCGGCTCAAGCCGAGTACCAAGAAAATCACGATTGACATAACTGCTGCCAGCCTGAGATTCTTGCAGATAATCTGCATGGAACTTCAAGCAATTGTCAATCATATCCTGCACATTTTGAGCGATCACCATCATGGTTGAATCACCCTGACTGCGATCAATACGCTTAGCCTCTGCAGTTTCAGCGCTTAGCTTTTGACCTAAGACAGCCGACAATCCAAGCTCATTGATCTGTCCTGCAATTTGCTCCAGTCGCTTAAATTGGGCGTCATAGCTCTTTCCGCCTGGCTCAATATATTCAGCACGGCCATCAGCAGGGAAAGCAATAGCTTCGCCAGGACCGGCGCTAACTTCTTCAGCAGCAGATGGAAAGCCATAAAACGCAAGCATTGGGACAGCTGAAATATGCAGCTGATTGTCAAGATCAGATTGAACCTGATAAGCCTTAAGATTCAGCTCTGCAATATCTTCCATCGGCGGACGTGATTCCATCACGTTGACGCGATTGCTGTAAGCAACGGCAAACGGAATATAGTCAAGGCTTGTTGTGCCTTCTTCAATTTTCTTCAGTTCGCCTTTAGTGTCACGCTGATGAATCTCAAATCCGCCAGGCGTCAATACTCGCACCTGCTCAACTTCTTTTTCGCCATATTCACCATCAGCCTGAATAACCTTCTCAAGCAAACGAAGTTGCACAAGCTTTTGAGCACCGTCAACAAGTTCAGTGCGCCAGCCTAAAATTTCACGCGGCGTATAAGTCACCCAATATGGTCTGCCGTTGCTCCCAGCAGCAGGAGCATCGACCAACACACCCACATGGCCATAACGTATGCAGCGACGAGCTGTTTCATAACACCAGACGTTAAGATCGTTGCCTTGCAGGTCTACATCAAACAACTGCTCACGAATGGTGTCTGAGACATCATTTAGCCTGACAGGTTTGCGAGTCAACATACCTGCAAGCATTCGCTCAAGCCGCACAAAGTAAGGCGGACAAGTAGAACGAGCTAGACGATTGTCATACGCTTCATCTAGTTCTCGCGGTTCTTGCGGTAGATAACGCCGATGCTTACGGCGCATCTCATAGCTACCGCCTTGTAAATCTTCAATCAGGATCCAATGTGGCTCTTGATTTACCCAAGCTGCATTTGGATCATTGACCTGTGAGACATTTGCCGCACGCTGACGGTCATAAAAGTTGTAACCGGAGTACACGGCGCAATCTCACAGGTCTATAGCGACAGTTTAAGCCGCTGCGGTAGCAGCAGTCAGTTGCACGCTATTTCGGCCAAGTTTAATTTCAAACTCCTGGCCAGGCTCAAAGCCAAGTTCTTTGATGTAAGCACTGCCTACCAAAAGGTTGCCATTGCCTTGCACCTTGGTTTTGTGCGTAAGCTTTCGGCCCATTTTTTTAGGCTTCTTCAGGTCAACGCCTTTGGCCATTAGCAACGCTTCATAAAAAGCGGTGTAGTTAAGCGATTCGTTGCCTTCAGCAGTGATGCTGACGTAGCCGCATTCACGGACAAGCTCAGAGCGTGGGACATCACCGAGCTGGCGGCATTTTTTGAGTAGTTCAGTGCCTTCGAGCATGTTCAAAACAATAGAACATGCCCAAGGTACTGAAAGATTTAGCCGTTGTCTAGTGTTTTGTCGATGGTAATTTTTGCCTTGCCATCAGAGTCGATTTTGATGACCTGATGCTTACGCGGTTCGCCATGCTTTGACTTGAGCAGCCTGCCGACGGCGGTGATTTGCGGGTGCCGTATCATTCTCCTTTAGCCTGTCGCTTTGCGCGGAAGCAACTTCTCATTTCAGTTTATCAACCCTTTTTACGCTTCTTCTTGCCACCCGTTGACGGGTCTTGTTTTTTGCCTTCCTTGGTCAGCCTGCCACGGTAGTCACGGCTGCGCTTATCAGTGACAGATGGCTTATCAAATGCCTTCTTAGCGCGTGCCTTATCTCTTGCATTCATTTTGTTTTTAAGCTTATCAACCTGCCCTTTTAGGTCTTGAATCTTTTCTTTCGCGCCTTTCAAATCTCTGCCTTTGGCGATCACATTGTCAATCGCTTTGTTCATCTTGGTGCGCGGTGACTTGGGACCAGGCTTAATGGTGTTTTTCGCGCCAAACTTGCCGCCAGTACGTGCAATGCTGTTCTGTTTGGGTGGCTTGGGCAGATTGCCTGTTGGCCTGATGTTTGAAGCATTGGTAGCAGGCTTGCGCTTTGCCTTGCCAGGCTTAATCACACCTGCCTGTGCTGGACCCTTGGTCTGAGCACCGCCACCTTTTCTTGTTTGTTTTGACTTGCTGGTAAGCCGTGAATTAGTGCCGCCAGTTTGTCCGCTATAGCCTTTCGCTGCAAACCGTCCTTTAGCATCGCGAACATAACGGCGTGCCATAGCACTGAAGCAGCAATCTCAATAAATTCTAATGCCGGTGCCACGTCCTGATCGTGCGTGCAATGGATTAAACAACCGCCAGATCGCATAACCTAACGCGTCATTCATGTGGTCGTATCCTGCATCTTTATCAGGGTCGCCTTTTTCTGTGTAGCTTTGCAGCTCTAAGCATTCAACCGTACGCTTACAGTTTTTCGTAACCTGCAGCCTTACTTGTCCTTTCCCATTTTCCAGCACAGCTTGAACAGCAGCCACCCGATCACGGACGGCAGGATTTGATCTACCGGATTGATTGCTGAAGCCATAGGTTTCCAAGATTTGAATATCGGTTTGCGCGGCGTTCGTGCTTCGGTTTCCGCCTGATGCGTCAGGGTAGACATAAATTCGACGGTTGGAATATCGTCGTTTGATTTCTTGCGCGAGGGTATCGGTGTCATGGCTACCGCTCACTTCGTCAATGACAACAAATTTGTCATTCAGTCTTACACCGATCACGGCAGACATGTTGCCAACGTTGAAGTCAACGCCTACGTGAATAGGCTCATCACTTGTGGAAACGCTGTCTAT